TCTGTTCCTCCTCCAAAAAGGTGTAGAGTTCATCGAGCGAACGGTAGTATTTGTCGAGTAAAGCCTGGTCGTCGCGGTCGTACTGCCATTGCCAAGGCATTTTTTCGCTTTCTTCGTGGATTTTGACTTTGCGGCCGCCGTCCTCGTGCGAAAGGATGTTCTGTTGGTAGAAGCGCACCATGGCGAGTTGTGCGATAGCTGTTTGTATCGCAGTTACGAGCTGCGAGTCGATCCCGCCGTCTTGTGCAGTGAACTCCGGTGTCCGGTAGTATTTCTCAGCCCGGTCGAAAATTCCGGGTCCGATGAGTTTTCGGATGGTCCGGCTTGCGGAATTTATTTCCGATTCGATGACTGCGAAGTCGTTGCTCTGGAAATAGGTGCCGACGAGAGTCTGGATTTCCTTGGCGCCGTCATTGTCTTTATTGAAAATCATGGTTCTAATTGTTTCGGATTCGATCTTCTGGGGCTGTTTCCTCCTGCGTCATGAGGCTCTGGTGGTAAAATCCGAGCTGGAGATCTGTTTCGGGAAAGTTGAAACGGATCGCCTGGTTAATGGGGTCAAGGATGACCATTTCGGGGATCGCCACGTCGGAGAGTTTGTAAATTTGATGCGCATAGAGCATCTCCGATCCGGAGGCGAGTTTCCCGTTGACCATGATGTTCGTGAGCGATGGGTGGAGTTGCATGCCCGAGGTGATCGCGGAATTCGCCGCTTCGCCGATTTTAAGCTGCGATTCGACGAAATCCTTGATCTTTTGGTCTACGGCTTCTATTTTCCATGTGCAGAGGTTCCCGTCGGGATCGTAAAAGTCGATGGATTCGAAAAATTTGCCCGCATTCTTCTTGCCGGAGAGCACTTCGGTAATTGTACCCATGATTTTGTCTTTCAACACGGCGACCATTGCGTCGAGTTCCGTTTCCTGGGCATCCGGGTGTTTTTCACGCAATACGTCTTTTTTGCGCTCCCAGTAGAGAGCCGGCGAGTGGATGTGGTATGCGAGGTTGAGTCCGTTGTCGGTAACGTATCGGAATATCGTGGGGATGTCGGAACCGCGCAATATCCATCGGATCGCCCCCATGAAGGCCGGTGTCGAATAGAAGTTGCGACCGAACGAATAGGAATAGTTGTACGATGCCGACACGGGATATTTTCCCGGGTCGAACGGATCGTACACGGGGAAAGTCCTCACGCCTGATGTGAGGCAATCGTTTTCGAAGTCTCCGACGAAAATGTGCTTTACATCTTCCAGTTGCCGGCTCTCGGCCCATTCGAGGCGGGCGTTCGTTGCCTTGACGAATTGAAGGCGTGCGATGCGGGGTTTGCGGCCGAGACGGTCGCCGAGGCGCTGACCGCGTTCGAGGATGTGCAAGGCGAAGAATCCTTGCAGGTGGAGGTAATCGACCAGCGCTTTTTCGATGAACCGTTTGGCGTCCCAGGAGCGGAGCCATGCGGAAATGTTCGGATCGTCATCGTATTCGCGGATAATGCGGCCGTCTTTCACTCGGTGCCGGTAGAGAAATGCTCCCTGCCCGTAGAGCAGACCTTTCTGCCGTTGGAGAATCCCGGGCGCGAGGTTATTGTCCTGCACCAGATCGCGCACCATGACGGGCATGTCGTTCCCGGGGCCGAAGGCCACGATACGCTTGCCCATGACATTCTGGTAGGAGTACTCCCAGTTCGGATTGCGTGCGGCGTTGAATATCGTCATGTCGCCGCCATAGCTTCGTCCGGTGGAAATTGAATAGGCCATTTGTCCGGCTTCCACGACAAATGACGAAGGGGAAATTTTATGTATTTTCGTTTTCATGCGTAGACTTTCTCTCCGTTGAACGACATCAGAAGGGGCTGGTAGAAATGACGTGCCCGGCCGGTGTCGATGTCGATGTATTCTTCGATGATTTCGGCATGGCGGTGGTGCGTGTCCTGTGCCCTGGCTCGGAGGCGGGCGTGGCGTACCTCGACGATTCCCTCGCTCCGGCCGGCGGAACTATTGTAGGACATGAACGAGAAACTGAAGGTTTCGTTCTTGCGCGAGAGTTCCCGCATGCGTCGTATGGCATCGAATAGTTCCATACGGCAAAAATAGCGGTGCGGTGGTGTGGGATAAAGGACAAAAAATGTGAATCCGCTATTGTTTCGGGTATATTTTTTCGTAATTTTGTCCCTGTACATAGGGTTGAATCCGCAGGCGAGAGCCGACGAATTTGATCCACTTTCGGGAGGGAAGGCGTTATTCCCTCCCTTTTTTTGCCCGTTTTGCGGGTTGAAAAATCCGTTTTCAGCTTCAAAAATCCCGATTTTGCGACCTTTTTCGAGTGATATTTTATATTTGTGCTTATAAATCAATTTGTTCTGCGGTTTCGACGAAAAAAACGCTTCACGATGTGAAACCGAAGCCCGCCCCGCCCTCTTCTTCGTTTGCAATCGCACGGGTTCGAAAAGGTGATATATGAGGGGCCATTGTTTCGGATCGGGGAGGGTGCCGGGGAGGGGGTACGAAAAAGAGGACGGCATTCGCCGCCCTCTCGATATGCGAGGCAATATTGTTCTATCGCACGGAGACGTCGCCGGCCGTGCCGCCGGGGAGTCCGCGGCCGAGGTTTCGTTTGACGATGGCGATCCACTCCTTGCGCATCATCATATATTTGAATGCGTCCGAAAAATTTGTCGATGTGACGAGGCGCTTGTGGTCGGAGGATTTTTCGGCACTCTTATCCTTGCCGATGCGGCCTTTCGAGTCTACGATCGTCTTAGCCAGTTCGAGCGATGCTTTGAGATTGCGGCAATGTATGGCGTCGATCTGCAATTCGGGCAGGCGCGGATTGTGTCCGGTCATCAGTTCTTGCATGAAGATATACTCGTCGGACATAGGAATATTCGCCTGACCGAGTGACATGAGCTGTACGCGCCAGCCGGTCGGTGATCCCGTGGCGTTTCGTTCTATGGCTTCTTTGATTTGGACGGCCATAGATTGATTGCTTCCCTTGTAGTTATTGCCGCTTCGGTCGTAGTAGAATTTAACGACCTTGTGTTTGTGAGGCGCGAAGAAGTGCAGAAACTTGTCGGCCAGTTCGCGCACCCACTCGGGCGGGAGACTGAAGAACTCTTTGAGGATGCGCAGCACGCGGCCGTCGTCCTGTGCTATGAGCATGGAGAGCATGTTGCCGAAGTCCATCGACATGTCGATTGCACGGTTGGGATTGAGGTGCCGG